CTAGGCGCTGCGGGCCTGCGCGGAGACGGGCGGCGCAACCGGAAGAAGCGCGGAACCGGCGGCGAGCGTATCGGCCGACAGTTCCCAGACCCGTCGCAGGGCGCAGAACTTCCACCAGTGATGCTTGAGGACGTCGGGGTTGGCGCGGACCGGACGGACTTCCGTCTCCCCGATGGCCACAGCCAGCAGCAGCGGGTTCTCGCCGTACTTCCAAGGCTCCCATTCCCCGGCCACGGCATCCACCAGGCTTTCTTCGGCCTTCATGCCCGCCACCAGTTGCATGACAACTTTGTCGTCCAGCGGCTTGACGGTGCCGTCCCGCGTGGTGCCCTTGGTCTTGTAGTCAATAACGCAGATCCGGCCGTTGATTTTGGCCACGAGGTCCAGCGTCCCCGCGTAGCCCACCGACTTGTTCCAGACGGTGATCTCCGGGGCGATGGGCTCCACTCCGTAAAGCTCCCACCATTCATCGAACCGCAGGGCAAAGCCTTCCTCGCCGTTGGCTGCAAGGGCCTCTCGCGTCTCCCTCATGGTGTGGGGCCGGCCCAGGGCACGGAGCGCAACCTGCTCGCAGTAGTTATGGACGCGGTCACCGCGTTTGGCTGCCTCGTCGCGGTATTTTTCCGCGGCCTTGGAGGCCCGGTTGACGGCCTGCCGGATTTTCGCCGGACTGCCCAGGCAATCGGCCAGCAGCGGATCCTTCGCTAGGCTGCTCGCCCCCATGTAACCGAACCAGCCGTCCAGTCCGTGCGGCTGCTGGCCGATCACGGTGGTGATGGACGGAACGGAAAACTGCTCGGAGGTGGACCGCGCATACATCCGGCCGTATTCCGTGGCGTGGGCAAGGAGTGGATCAGTCATACAAAGACTCTTTCACAGGGGGCTGACAGAATGGCGGACACACAAAAAAGGTCCGTTTCCGCTCGGCTGAGCGGAAACGGACCAGATTCCTCGGTGGGCGATACTGGGTTCGAACCAGTGACCTCTTCGGTGTGAATAATTATCCGGCCTCGGAGTCGATTGTAGGCCGGTGAAGCGTTTGGCCGTACTCCCCTACTCCCATAAGGGATGCAGCGACCCTATGCAGGAACGGCCCGGATGCTCTGGGAGTCGCTTGGAGTACCAGTTTGCCCCACGTTTGCCCCACGGAACGGGTCCCCCAGGGCGGTCAGGACCGAGTCCTTGGGGGTGTCCGCGAGGTGCGCGTACCGCTGGGTAACCACCGAGGAAGCGTGACCAAGCAGACGCGCAACTTCCTCAATCGACACGCCGTTCTGCACCAGCCAGGACGCATAGGTGTGGCGAAGATCATGCGGGCGGGCATGTCCGATCTTCGCGCGGCCGAGGGCCGGCGCCCAGACCCGTTTCCGCCAGTTGTTCACGTCAGTCATCTCACCCGCCCGGTGCAGCACCAGGTTGGACCGGCACCGCCCCGCAGCGTGCACATGTCCGCAGTCCGCGGCTGGCAGTATCGGTAGCCGGTCCAGGATCTCCCCCACCCATCCGGGCACGGGAACGTCCCGGGCTTTCTTGCCCTTCGGATAGGCCTTGATCTGGTTCGCTTTCGGGTCCCACGTCTCCACGACGCGCAGCCAGCCGCGCTCGCGGTCCATTCGGTGCCGGTGCAGGCCCATGGCTTCACCCCACCGCAACCCGCAGCCGGCCATCAATGCAATCGCGGCGACGTCGAAGGCGTCCCAGAATTCCTCAGTCAGCGTCGCGAACTCAGCATGTGTCAGGAAGCGCTCGCCGGCGGGTGGGCGTGCCGGGAGCTTCAGCCGGAACACGGGGTTGGCCGGGAGGACTTCAGCGTCCACAGCGGCATTCAGCGAGGCGGAGAACAGCCCGGCGATCCGCTGGACGGACGACGCGGCCAGGTAGTGGCGCTGAATCTTCTCCGGCGGGTCAGCTGCCTCAGCCTTCTTTCGTTTGGCTTCCTCGGCCGCGGAGATCCGCCGTTCGGTCTTGGACAGTTCGGTGATCCAGGCGCGGCCGCGGTGGCGCGTGATTTCTGCCAGGGGAACGCTCCCCCACTTCGGCCTCAGGTAGGACTCCAACAGGTAGGTTTCGCTTGCCATCGTGGTGGGCTCCACTTTCCGCGTCTCCCACCATTCGGTGGCCCATTCGCCCCAGGGACGGTCCGCCGCGTCTGGATCCTGCCACCCGCGGGACCTGGACTCTTGCTCCGCGGCCGACGCCGCATTCATCGCGCGCCGCTTGTGGTCGAACGTGCCGGCGGACCGACGCTTTCCGTTCGGGTCCCGGTAGAGTGCCCGGTACTTTCCGGAGGGTAGAACTTCGGTCCAAGCCATGGCCGGTCCTTTCAGGTGATGGATTAGTGCAGCAGGGCTTCGGCCGCAACGAGCAGCAACAGGTCCTCCGGCGAGAGGCTGCGGAGCCTGTCATTGAGGACATGCGGGGTTACCCAGAGTTCGTCCGCGAGTTCGTAGGGGCATGTGCTCCACCGCAGAGCCTTCGCCAAGGCGTCGATTGGGATGAGTCGGCGCGCTGTTTCCAGGCACACCTCAAGCTCCACCGACGCCGTCTGGCAGCCGATGTGTTTTCGTTCGATGTGGATCAGCTCATGAGTGAGCGTGCAGCGGCGCTCCACCTGGTCCAGGCGCTTGTCCATCCAGATGATGTCGACGCCGTTGGTACGGCCCGGCACAAGGTCTGGCATCACCACCCAGGACAACCGGATGTGAGCAAGCTTTCTGAGAATCCCCCATGGATGAAACACCTGCTGGACGTTAGGTCCGGGGTGTGACATTTACTCCTGGGGGTGATTCTTAGCCGCGCTCGCGGCGACGGCTCATTTCTTGCTCAGCAGCTTCCACGCGGCTCTAAGGACGGCTGCGAGGACGGGCCAGAGGCCGGATGCCGGCGCTGGCTTCTTCTGGGCAGGCCGTGGTTTCGAAGGGGCGGGAACTCTCGGCAAGGGCGCTGCAGCTGCCCCCGGCTCTCGTACAGGGATCAGCACTTCCTTAGATACCGGCGCAGGATCGGCGCGGTGCGGCTCAACGCCCGCAGGCGCCACGCCGCCACGCAGCAGCTCGAGGAACTCGCGCTCGCAGAGGACTGCTATGTCCTGCCCCTTGGCTTGGTACTCGGCAGCCTTCCGCGCTTTACCTGTGCCGCTCAGCATGGCCGGGCTCAGGTTTTTGGTAGCGTTGGATTCGCCAATGACCACGAAGTGCGTTTTCTTGGTCACGGTGTTGCCGGAGCTGGCGCCTCGCTCCGCCACTTCCTGCATGGCTTCGGACCGTTCGTAGGTCTCAAGCTCCCCTGTGAAGCAAAAGACCTTGCCGTAGAACGGGTGGTCCGGGTCTGCACCAACCTTTGGCTGAGGCAGGTCAGCTTTCCTGACGCTGGCCCGAATGGTCGTGCCGGTTCGTCGGATGGGCGCCTTCGGCAGCGGGTACAGCCCGCCGATGGCATCCGCGGGCCGTTCCCAGGCGTGGGATATCGCGGTGAACCCTCGGAGGGCAGCGATGGCCAGCACGATGTCGGCGCATGCCCGGGCGTCAGCCCCCGCCTCGTGATGGTCGAACTCCGGAAGGGACAAGGCCGACATCACTGCCGGCAGCTTGTGCCCTGGGAGCTCAAGATGCGCCTGCGCCAGTTTGAGTCCGCAGTAGAACTCCTTGCCCGGTAGCGTCAGCCCTACATGCTCGCTGGCCTTCCGCATCACCGAAGCGTCGAAAACTGCGTTGTAGGCAACCAACTGGTCCGCAGCCATGAACTTCAGAATCTCCTTCACGGACGATTCCCAGTCCATTGCATGGGCTACGTCAGCTTCGCGGATCCCGTGGACTCGGACGTTGTAGGCGTCGAAGTGATCGAGCCCTTCCGGCGGCTTGATCAGCCAAGACGTGGACTCCACCGTCCTGCCGTTCTCAACTTTGGCCAGGCCGACGGCGCACACCGAGCCTCGGTTGCTGTTCGCAGTCTCAAAATCAATTGCTGTGAAGCTGATCCCACTCAAAATATCCCCCACTTATTCGGTACGTCAGTTATCGGAGTCTTGGGATTCTTCGCCGCGCTCGCGGCCCGCGTCGTGTTCGCGCCGGCCGGATGAATCAGTGGCCGGGTGTGCGGCCAGGTCTAGGTAGTCCTCCGGCAGCGGGATGTTTCCGTCGTGTGTTTCAGATGAACGCGCAACACCTGAGTTCAAAAAAATAGGCTGGGGCGTCTTCTGTCCAGCGCGAGCGTCACGGGCGTCACTGCCTGTGCCTGTGGCGTCGGCTGGCTGGTCCTGGTGTTGTGTGTTACCTGCATGGTCTGCGTCCTTCTCCAGATCAACGAGGACCCGCAGCATGTCGAGTGCAGCCTTACGCGATTTCAGCGAAAGGTTATCGACGCCTGGTGGGAGTTCCTCGGCAAACGGTGGACCGGGGACGGGTTGTCCCGCGGCCGTGAACGCAACCTCGTCGCTGACGCCGGCCAGCCAGGCAATCGCCCGGATGGTCACATCGGATGGGACCGACTTGTATGTGCCGTTCCGAATCTGATTCAGCGTCGTGTCGACGACTTTGAAGCCGCGCTCTTGAGCTCGCATGGAAAGCTGCCGCACGGACGTCTGGTGACGTTCGACGGCGGTCTCCACTAGCTCACGGAGCGTTTGGTTTGCATTCACGGCGGTAACTCTTCCCGGCGTCGTCTCACTCATGGAAGTTCGGACACGCCCCAGCCTGACAAGTAACAAGTACATCTTTGCAGGTGGCAGGCGGAAATCTCCGCTTATCAGCTTGACAACCTATTCGAAGTGATTCATGCTGTACTTGTAATTCTGAAAAGAGGAGAGTACAAATGACTACAGCGACGATCCGCCGCCGCCCGCCACAGAAGAAGAAGGAAGTCTGGATGGAGATCAAAGATCCGGCCAAGATTCGTCGGGCGCGCTTGCAGAAGCGCTGGACACAGCGCGACCTGGCGCAGTTGACTAGGCGCTCGCAGGCCGCGATTCAGTTGGTGGAATCCGGAAAGCTGAAGAATATTTCCGAGACATTCGCTATGGGGATCGCCTTTAGCTTGGGTATCGACTGGGAGGACCTCTTCATCGATCACGAGCACGTTGCTGCGCCTATCGATCAAAGCGCGTCACACTCAACTTCGCACGTTGAAAATCAACACGCCGCCCGGCTTGCTCGGCCAGCGAACGCCAGGAAGAGAACCGCATGAGTGAGGTGACTAACTGTGGCACTGGACTTCAGCTTGTTGACCCCAAGGGAGCGCCGGGTCGCGTTTCTGGTGGCGGCCGAAGCGCTCGCGAGAGTCGAGCGGGTGCGGGACATACAGTGCTTTGGCCCGGACTTCGAGCTGGCCTTGGATTCGGCGTACGGCAAAGCAACCGAGGCGCTCGTGGATCTCTTAGGCGCTGTGGAGAATTCCTACCCATAGGTTCAGCTGGGACCTTGAGTGAGCTGCAGGGCAGTCAAAGTAAGGCCCGGGAGGCTGGCGATGAAACCCGAAACGGTGGGGTAATAGATCTTCTCTGCGAAGCCAGTGAACTTCGTCCTCGCGCCGGCGTCCTTCGTGGCCCCAGCGGCCGCGTAGAGAGCAATCCAGAGTTGGCGGAGGGATTCGCCCAGGTCCGCCTCTGTTCCGGAGCCCGGATTGTCCAAGTAGCCACGGACCACTGCAATGACGCCCGATATGTGAGCCCTGACCTCGTTTGGCAGTGTCCCGTCATCGTCCAAGGCTGCAAGGACGTCATCAAGCAGAGCTTTCGCGCTATCGATGCTCCCGGAGGACAGCTTGGGCCCTTGGTGGTCAAGCTCGCTTTCCAGCATTTCGAGGACGTCAAACATGTGTGGCGTCATAGTGCCGTTGTTTCCCCCATTGTCAGCCCAATTGTAGGGAGCGTTCAGCAACGCGGTGGTTATGAGGTCGATGCCGCGCCTGTGGGCACCCACTTTTCTTCCGCCGGCCTCGAGTTGGTCTACCACCCGGGAAATTTCGGCCAAGGACTTTATGACGTGGAGATGCTCCGCATGGAAGTCGCCGCCGTTCCATCCTCGGACCACATGTGTGGGCGAGCTGCCCGAGGCTGCGTCCTGCCAATGTTTGAAAATCGTCAGGATCTCGGATGCGGGGTTCGACATGGTTCAGATTCTAAGTCAACTTGTAGGAAGAGGACGCCATGAGCAAGGAACCGGAGCTCACTCACCAGGACTGGGAGCGGGCCAAGAGCCGCACTGACGTCGCCGCTTACGAGTGCACCCTCCGCGTCCTGAGCGGGAAATTCGACGAGGCCCGCGACTACGCGGTGCAGGCGCAGGCGTTCAACGAGGAGATGAAGCGCATCAGCGCCGTACTCGACGTCCAGGAGTCGGCATGAGCGCCGCCGACCAGTGCCCGCCGCTGTACGTTCCGACCCGTTCGGAGTGCAACGAGGCGAAGGCGCAGGCGAAACAGTCCTTGCTCACTGCCGGCCTGAGCCCGCTGAAGTGGCAGCTCGACGCAATGGGCTGCAGCTGCGGCAGCCACATCGAAGACGTACCGACCCCCGACACCCCAGGAGAGGCAGCATGAAGTGGCTCGCGGCGTTGCTGGTTCTTGTCGCTGTCGCGGCGCTGTGGTGGTTCGTGATCGGCTTTGTCAATCCGGCGCTGGTGCAACTGGCGTCGTTGACTTCCGGAATACTCGCCGGAGCTGCTGCTTGGACCACCTGGCTACTCTGCGATGAGGCGGGTCTGTAATGGGGAACTTTCCCTTGGGCACCCAATCGCCCAAGATAACCGCGAGCTCCGAGCTGACCATCTCACTGCCAGCCCGATACATGGCGCGGTTCAGCGCTTCGGCGCCTCGCACTCGTCCCGAATTGGTGAGTATGAGGACGCGGGCCTCAGCGAGACGCATCTCGGTCGGCCAGAACCTGTACGAGCCGTGCTCACGCGGCTTCTGGACTTCCATTAGATGGTCGGACGCACCTTGTAATAGCGCCGTCGCAGCGCCCAGCCGCTCGGTCCGTTCGGCGGCCAGCCTCTCGACTCGCTTGGTGATCAGGACTGTGAGCCATGGGATCACGAAAGCGACGAGGACACCGAAGGCGAACGTAACGACCCCACTCGATACAGCGTCTGCGAAATTGAACGGCGCTGCCTCAGCGACAGGCGCGGCAGTAGCCCACCCTCGTATCCCCATGATTTCCCCATCTGTTGGTGCGCTATCCGGCGCGGTGTGTGACAACCCGAATCCTACAGATGGGGAGCTAAACCCCGGCGCGGCCACTTCCCCCAACGGCGCCGCGCCGGCCCCCACCCAAACCACAGTCCAGGAGTAACCCATGGTCCCCGCACTGGTCCAAAGACTCACGGTCGAGCAGACGGCCGAAGCCGCGCACCGTCACCCGAAGACGATTCTCAAGGCGCTCGCCGCTGCCGAACTGCATGGCGTGCAGAGCAAGAAGGGCGGCCGGTGGTTTGTGCGGGTTGACTGCTTGGATTCCTGGCTGGACGGAAGGCCGTGCACGCACCAGTCGAACGTGCGGCAGCTGAGCCGCACCGGCTGAGCCAGCACGCATAGATGCCCCTCCCTGGGGGGAGGGCAAAGCAAGAAGGCGGCCCAGTGCCATTCCGCCAAGAACTTCACTGGACCGCCCATAGAAAATCCAAGAGCCAGGCCCACCTCTGGGAGGGGTAGCCCGGCTCTCGAATCAGAATCGAGTCTAACCAAAATGGAACGACCAGGTCTCAGGTCGCGTGTTGTTGAAGCGCATGAAGGTATTACCGCCGACAGAGTGTCCGGGTTGACGCCGGACCCGTTGAATGATTTGCATAGCCCACGTTTGGATCAGTACCCGCGGAACTTGTTCTTTCAGGCCGTCGATCACCAAATAGGTCCGGATGCCCTGCCCGAGGCCAAGGTGAAGATCATCCAGAACAAGCGGTTCGCGGACAGCCGCCGCTTGCACTCGCAGCTGGAAGAACTCACTACCGCACTCAAAGCCGTCAAGTCGTTCGACCCCATGGGTAACGCTGGCTTCGCTGCGCTGAACCTTGAGGACCTGGCCCTCGACGTCTTCAAGCAGATCCGCAATTTCGCTGCTGACGTGGCGGACGCGGAGACCAGGTACCGCGAGATCAATGACCAGGGCGACGAGCCGCCCACTCCCCCACAGTCCCCGGCAGTCGCCGTCGAGCCGTCCCCCACGGCTCCGGCGACTGCCGGCCCCAAGCCCGGCCCCGGCCTCGTTCCGAGCGTTTCTGGCGCAACAGTGCTCTCCGGCAGGTTCGACGCTGGCAGCCCAGGCATCGCCGGCGTGATCATGTTCAATCCCGACGCGTCCCCGACGGCGGAACTGTCCGCGTTTGACCGGGTAATCGCCGCCCGCGCCGCATCATCACTGCGCGGCCGTCGGTGAAGGCCCGCATTAAGAGATTCGCCGTGGTGCAGCCGATCGGTCACCGTCCGCTCAAGGACTTTCCGGAGCTGGAGTTCCGCGACGCCAGGGAGCTGGCCGCGGGGATGACGACGTGGCTCAAGTGGTTCTGGCAGAACCGGTCCAGAGCAGACGTCGACGTTGATGCGTACCGCATTGATGTCTCTGTCATGAACAAAACCGAAGGGCAGATCCTGCTCAACGGCACCATCTGGGCGAACTACTCGCTGCACATCCACCGGGGAACCCCGGAGTGGAACGCTGCAGCCGCAGCCGGGGCAGCGCTGTGAGGCGCCCGTCGGCGCGGGTCGGCCTGAATCGCCGCCGCACTTTCGCGTACCTCCCGCTGCTCATCATCGGCGCCCTGCTGTTCACGCTGGCTTTGCCGGTGCTGAACGGCGCGGCCGTCATCGGGGCTTTGACCCTGATGGCTGGCGCCGGCGGCTTCGTGCTGGAGGCGGACAGCCGGTACTGACCGGCAGTCCGCCCAGCACAGTAAGTCCCCCCATCCGGCACGGCAACTTCGCCGCTGCCCCCTCATTCCAACGCCTGGTGTTCCAGGCGTCTCCACCCAACCCATCACCCCGCCCAGTAGATAGGCCGCGCCATGACCGTACAACCCATCGAATCGCCCACCGAGCAGGACTGGCTGGGCAACCCTCCAGCTAAGTCGCCAGTCGAGAACTACCTCCACAGCGGCCACCGACTGACGCTGTCACAGGCCGTCAACAGCATTGCCGTGCTGGACCACGTCGAAGCAGCCATCGAGGCTGCAGTCCTCTCGCCAGAACTCCACGCACTGATCAGAACGCGAGTGAACGCGGCATTCCTCCTCAATATCGCTGAGAAGGAATCCGCCCGAGCCGAGGAAGCGCTGAAGCTTGCGCTCGCCGTCGAGGACAAGGCCCGCGGCGAGGTCCTGAAGGCCGCGGCCGCCATCGATGCGTTCGCACGGAAGACGGCCGGAGCATGAGCCCCGCAGATTACCGGATGATCCGGGTAGAGGCTCTGCTGCCACATCCGCATAACCCGCGCACGGATCTTGGCGACCCTCAGAAGCTGGCGGAGCTGGCCAACGATATTGCGGAGAACGGAAACACGATCCGCCTGCGCGTCGTCCCCATCCTGGAGGGCAAGGACGCCGGCAAGTTCCTCCTGATCGAGGGTCACCGCCGGACGGAAGCCGCGAAGCTCGGCGGCGTCCACGAGCTGCTGTGCTGGGTGGATCCTTTCTTGGACACGCTTGCCCTGCAGATTGAGGCGATGCTGCGGGAGAACACCCACCGCGAAGGGATCACTGCCTCAAACGAGGCGAAAGCTATACAGACGATCCTGGAGTGCGAGGGCATGTCGGTGAAGAAGGTCGCGAAGGCCATTCACCGTTCGGAGTCGTTCATCCGGAAGCGCTCGCGTCTGGCGGGCCTGCCTGCTGTTGCTCACCAGTTGGTGGATGGCGGCGGTCTGACGTTGGAGCAGTCGGACGCATTCGATGAGTTCAAGGACGACCACGAGTCATACCAGGAGCTGATCCTGATGGCCACGAACCCTCACCGCGGCGTCGGTGAATGGGATCGCCTGGTGAAGCAGCTCAGGACCAAGCGTGATGCCCCGGTGGCGAAGGCCGCGTCGGAGACCCTGATCAAGGAACTGAGCATCCCGACGCTGGACCGGAACCAGACCTACAGCGGGCACTACAACCGCGATTACCAGGCCGATCGCCGCACGGACGCGGAGCACGCGGCCGCGGGCGAGTTCGCTTTCATCAACGAAAACAGCGGCCAGATCGAGTGGTACAAGAAGGCCAGCAGCGGCCAGGCGCCCAAGACTCCCCCAACGGAGGAAGAGAAAGAAGCCCGGCGGAAGCTGAAGGACATTGAGGCTGGCCTGGAGCAGGACCTCGCTATGTGGGATGAGCACCTGCGCCGCTGCCTGACCGATGCCGGCGGCGGCCTGCCGCTCACACCGGCGGAGAAGATCCTTCAGGTGGGCATCGCCCCGAACGTCCTGGGTTCCTACCCGGACTATGAGCGCGCCTGCGAGCTGATCCTGGGCAAGAAGTATGTGGGCCTCTCCGGCGGCGCCATTGAGGTTCGGGAAGCCGTCGCGAGACTCCGGCCGCTGCAGCTCGTGATGCTCATGGCCGAGCTGCAGCTAAAGCCGTCGCAGCTGCACAAGCCATCCACCTGGGATCCGACGTCGTACAGCTGGCGAGAGTCCGAGGGGACGGCCCGCTGGCTCCTCGTCCGCAACGACGTCTTCAACTACCCGCCGGCCGTTTTCGAACGCGAAGCCATGGCCCACTTCACCGCACTCAAGAGCAAATCCACCACCGCCGAAGCCGCTGACGATGACCAGGAAGAAGAAGACGACGATGCCTAACCACGACCTGAGAAGAAACCCGCACAACGAACCCGTCTGCGCCTGCGGATACCGGCCGGCGATCCTGGACGTCTGGCATTCGACGGCCGACTGGCAGTTGAAAGCCAAAACGGCCGTCCTCGACCACGCCAAAGCCCTCAACGCATACGAGGCCACCGTGGACGCGCTCGCCCAGCCGGTTCCCATGCCCGCCGCCATCAGTTATGCGGAGGACGTTCTGCAGCTCGAGCTGACTCCCTGGCAAAAGCAGTTCCTCCAGCGCTCGCCGGATGCGCCCTTCGCTGTGCGGCATGCCAGATACCCGACGGCAGGCGTCCGGCAGATGGCAGACGGCCGGTGGAAGCTCATGGGCTGGGACCGTGACGACGTCGCCCACGTCATCATGGACGAACCCTACTTCGACGACCGGGCGGAAGCGTTCGAAGTCGGCAGGATCATCATCGGCGCGCACCGCCAATCAGGGACGGACCTGAATGGCCTGGGCCAATGAGGCGCCCCTACCACGTCTCGATTGACCGGGCCCGGCTGCAGGTGCTCGTCAGCGAAGGCAAAAGCCTCAACGAGATAGCCGCCGAACTGGACGTAACCCAAAGGACCATCAGCCGGCATAAACGCGCGCTCGGCCTCTCCGCCCCGAAACCGCCCTGCAAGCCCGTCGAAGAATGGCGGACGGAAGCGGACCGGCTCCTCGAAGAGGGCTACAGCCAAGTAGCAGTCGCCGAAGTCCTCGGCGTCGGATCCTCCACCGTCAGCAAGTACTTCCCCGGCCGCGGCTGGACAGACCAGCAAAAAGGCGCCTACGCCATCGAAGTCCGCCGCCTCAATCAGCTCACCAACCTCCTCCACCCGAAGCACCGCGAAAGGACCACCAATGACCATCACAGCACTGGCCACAACGGAAACCATCACCACACCAGCCCCGGCGCTCGCCGATCTGGAAGTGACTGCCACGAGTGAGGAATGGCTGAGGAAGCTTCGCGCCGTGAGCGTCGCGGCGTCGAACCGTCCACCGATCCCGATCCTGGCGTGCGTCCTAGTGGAGTGCCGCCAGGGCAAAGCGACGGTGTCGGCGTACGACTATGAAACGTCCGCCGTCGCCAAGCTCCAGCACGAGCCGGCAGGCCGGTTGAAAGATGCACAGGCGCTCTTGCCGCTCTCCTGGCTGGTCCGAACGATCAGGACCATCACCCGCCGCAACCCAGAGGCCCCGGTCACCCTGGCGGCCCGGGAGATGCTGGGCCAGCGGCTCCTGACGGTCAGTGCCGGCGGGTACACGATACCGATCCTGAACCACTACAACGTGGCTGAGTACCCGGCACTGCCGGAGCATGGAGCGTTTGATAGCTTCCGCATGGACCGGCAGACCATCGTCGGGGCACTCAATCGCTCGCTCGTCGCGGTATCAATTGACGACACTCTCCCGCTCCTTGAGGTCATCGAGATGCAGGGCGACGCCAAGCGCCTCACACTTCAGGCCACGGACCGTTTCCGGCTCTCGTCCGAGCGGATCTCCGCTCCCACCAAGCAGGCCGTCCCGGACTTCCACTTCCTCATGAAGGCGGCGACCTGGAAGGCCATCAGTCGGCACCTCGACGGCGACCAGGTCACCGTCGGCGTCCTCGCCTCTACCGACTCCCCTGGCCGCTCCGGCGGCGGAACTGCGCTCAGCCTCACCTCCGGGGACCTGACCTACACGCTGATGGGCATCGGAGGCGAGTACCCGAAGATCGGTGGACTCTTCATGGACACCGCCACGACCTACATAGAGGCCGACAGAAGAGACCTCATCGACCAGGTAAGCGTCACCGTCGATCTCAACGAACGCAACACTCCCGCCACGATTGTCATGAGCTCCAGGACCATCACTGTCCGCCCGGCACTTTCTGACGCGCCAGCCGCCGCCGTCGAAACCCCGGCGCTCCCGGCAGTAGGCGCGGTCCCCGACGGCGCGACGCAAGCCGTGGCATTCAACCCCGCGTACCTGATCGCCGCGCTCCGCTCGATCGATGCGGAGAAGGTCCGAATGTCGTTCCAGGCCAGCCTGAATAAGGCCGTGTGCCTAACTGCCGGCGGCGTCGCCTGCGGCACGAAGGACACGTACCGCCACCTGATCATGCCGGTTCGCCTGCCCGAAACTATTGAGGGCCTCTGATGCCGGCGCCCACCGAGATGTTTGAGCGCAAGAACGATTCGCTGCTGTCCAAGCCGGAGAAGATGGACCCGTGCCCGTCCTGCGGCGGCATCTACCACCCACTCAGCGGTGAGTGCAGGTGCTCACCGTGACGGCCGAGAGGATCAAGCGCGATTGCCAGTGCGCCCGGGCACGCCACCAGCACGGCACACCCACGGCTTATGTGGTGGACAAGTGCCGCTGCACGCCCTGCACAAAGGCCAACACGCTGCGTGAGCGGGAGCGTGAGGCGGCAAAAGCCGCGGGAACGTATGACGTCGGCAGGGTCGATGCCGGCCCGGTCAGGGACCACATCCTTGCGCTGGGTAAGCGCGGCTACGGCCTCAAGATCATTGCGCGTATCGCCGGAGTCTCGAATGCCACTTTGGGCAAGATCATCTACGGCGACCCATCCAGGAACATGCCGCCCCGCGCCCGTGTGGAGACGCGCGTCGCGGAACGGGTGCTGGCAGTCAAGCCGTCCCTGACCACGGTGGGCGCAACGATCCGAGTCAAGGCCGAGCCAACCCAAGCACGAATCAAGACACTCGCATGCCTGGGCTACTCGGTCGGCTGGCAAGGGCGCAGACTCGGCCGAGAGCATTCAAACTTCAGCCTCCTGCTGGACCGCGAGCACTGCAACGCCGAGACGGCCCGGGCCGTCCGGGAGCTGTACCTCATGCTCTGGGACAAACCACGCCTCCCCGCGAACCGCTACGACGCGGCCACGATCAACCGGACCATCAACCGGGCCGCTGCAGCGGGCTGGGAGCAACTGCCCCCGCCCCACCTTTCATCCTCCGAAGCGCCCGTCAACCCAGACAAGAGCATCGACCACTTCCTCCAGCAGCGGATGAAGCGACAGATGAGGAGAAGAGCATGAGCACGCAGGCGGTCACCGCGGAAGAGTTGGAGTACGGCCGCGTTGTCGCTGCCTGCATGTGCGACTACCAGGGCTGTGAGGGCTGGCAGGTTATCCCACCGGACTGCCTCCAGCCCGGGGCCAAGATATCGCTCACCGCTGAGGATTACGCGGACCCTGAACCACAGCGCTGGAGCGACCAGCCTCGTTGCGGGCACTGCGGCCGCTACATCCGCTGGTCCATGGGCGCCGGCTGGTGGGAATGCTCCAACGGATGCATGGTGCCGACGATGAGGGCCCAAGCTCCGTGACAGCAGAGCTGTGGCCCGGGCAGACGCCGCAGCGGGAACCCGACTGCAGCTGCCCACCTTGGCGGTACTCACCACGCCACCCCAGGCCTACCAACCCCGAATGCCCCACCCATGGAATCGAAAGCGACCAAACATGACCTTCTGGAATTACCTCGCACTCGCCGCGGCCATACTCGCCGGCCTGCTCGCACTGGTCGCAGTGCTTCGCCTGCTGGCCGTCTACATCGGCAATAAGGTGTGGAACGGCCGTGGCGGCTTGCAGCTGAACCTCCTGCAAGCGTCGGTCTGCACGCCGTTGGCCATCTGGTTGTTCACTGTTTCGGGTGTGATCGTATGAGCGCCCGCGAACACTCAGCGGACTGCTACCTGATCCTCAGAGCCGACACCCACTCAGGCGGCAAGTACGTCAGAGATCTGCACATCGTGAACATGCGGAAATCCAAGCCCAAGCTCCAGCCCGACGAAATCGCCGTCAAGGTCCGCGTCAGGATCCCTGACCAGGTCTTCACTCAGCCACCGTTTGAAGCAGAGATAGTCGTCCCGGAGCAAGACGTCATCCGCCCAGCAGTAACCATCGAAGGAGAAGGCCAATGAGCAAGGTCATCTGCATCTGCGGTTCCACCCGGTTCCGGAGCGAGATAGCCGAAGCCAACCGCCGGCTAACCCTGCAAGGCAACATCGTCATCGCACCAGGCGTCTTCATGCACGACGGCGACGCCATCACCGACGCCGACAAGGCCGCACTTGATGCCCTGCACCTTGAAAAGATCGACCTCGCAGACAGGGTCCACGTCGTCAATCCCGGCCAGTACGTGGGCGAATCAACCGCCAAAGAGATCATGTATGCGCTCGCCGCGGGCAAGCGAGTCACATTCTCTGAGGTTCCGCGGCACACCGTAGCGGTGACGTCAGAAAGCCCAGACTCAGAGTCCAAAGCCAGATTTGAGTGCCAAGGATCCCGCAACTCTGGCTGCCACATCTACCCGGACTGCGAATGTGAGCAATGGAGCGAGGGGCACGAGAAGGAGCACCCTTACACGCAGCACGCGTCGTGCTGGATGGCGGACTGGTTCGAGAACAGCAACGCCTGGTACAACGGCGACGACAACAACGACTCCGTAGACGGCGGGCTCCCCCACGGCATGATCCGCCGCGGCGAGATCGATTGGGAATTTGAAGACGGGCTCATGTGGAGTTTCGCCGAGGTCGCATCATGAGCGAGAAGCGGCGCGGCAACTGCAACGAAACCGGCCCCTGGGAAGCCATCTGCACCGACCACCCCGGACACCGATACTCCCACTACGACAGCGGCAAAGACACCTCGTGGCAGGACGACTGGAAAGACGACACACCACCCGCCGGGGGCGGCACCTACATCGACGAATCTGAAGCGGACGGCCGCAAACTGGCCGCCGCGATCCTTACCCGCAGGCTCCGCAAGTGCATCGCCGAAGGCGCACACCAGCCAGACGCGACACAAAGGTGCCCGCGATGCGGGATGCCCCAGGCCGCCGCCGAACTGCAGCCGCACGGCCAGCCGCCCACTGAAACCACAACCACAACAGAAGGACGGACAGATACATGCCATGGGCCAGAGTGGGAGACACCGCAGCGAACCACCCCACCGCGCTCGCCGTCCTCGAACACCAGCTTGCTGACGAAAGGATTGTGAATGAGCTATTCGGTTTCGTCATGCGCTGCTCGACCCAGTCAGCCGCCCACCTCACGGACTACGTCATCAACAGGGGAACAGCGATCCAGATGGCCGGCGGCATGTCCCGCGCCAACGAGCTGCTGCAGCTCGCAGTCTTCTCCGGCTACATGGTGGAGGAATCCCTCGAGGAAGACGGCCACTCACGCAAGGTGTACCGGATCCTCGACGACCCGGACTTCATCCACCTCCGCACGAAAGCCGAGATCGACTGGGAACGTCAGAGACGCAACGACACAGCACGTCCCGAGCTCGTCATCCCAGCCAGACTGCGCGACGGCGACGGCTGCCGCTACTGCGGCAAGGTGGTCCGCTGGGGCGCCCAGAACGGACGCCTGGGCGGCACATACGATCACCGGATCCCAGGCAAGCAGGCAGCCTCAGAGAAAGATCTGTTCGTCGCATGCCGAGGCTGCAACGCAGGCCGCAAGGACAACCCGAACGCCGACCAGGACTACCCGCGCCTGCCAGCACCAGAGACGGCTTACTTCAGTGCATCCACAATCCAGTGGCTACGCGAGCACGAATATGTGAAACGCATGGGGATGACCGTCCCCGAACCGTCCGGGAAGCAGCTGCAGCCCGGTGACGAGACCGGCAACGACCCCAAACCACCATCGAAACTGAGCGCCCTGGTAGCAGCGCTCGCAGCTGGCGACGGTTCCTCCGGCCAGCACGAGGGCAACGGCACACCCGGCCCGACCACCACTGGCAACGGTCCCACCGGCCAGCACGAGGGCGACGGCGTTCCCGGCCCGACGACAGAGGGCAACGGTTCCACCGGCCCCACCACCAAGGGCGACGGCACTCCCGGCCCTGCTACCGCTGGCAACGGTCCCACCGGCCAGCATGAGGATCACCAGCACAGCCCTGGTTGCCAACATATTGCCAACCCTGCGAAACGCCTGACTGATGGAACCGGTATTGCCGGGACGGGTCGGGTCGGGACGGGACGGGCAGGTACGGGGAGGGAGCCAAGCCCACCTCCCCAGCTTTCCCAACCACCTCGCAATGGCAACAAGAAATCTAGACGCGGCCGCCCGCATACCAGAGGACGGAACTAACCATGCCTTCTCCTAAAACTGCTTTCATTCCGAAACTCTCAGAAGCCCAGTTCCAGCAGCAGGTCATCGACCTTGCCCAGATCTACGGCTATGACCTGACCTACCACCCATTTGACTCCCGGCGCTCGCGGGCTGGCTGGCCGGATCTTGTCCTGGCTAACTCGGCCCGTAGTCGTGTGCTGGTTCGTGAGCTGAAGACCGACGTCGGCAAAGTGTCCACTGATCAGTTGGAGTGGCTGAAGGTGCTGCAGCTGTCTGGGATCAACGCCGGCGTCTGGCGCCCGGTGGATCTGCGCAACGGCCACATCATCAAGGACTTGAGAGGTGACGAGTGAACAGCAGCGATCCTATGGACCTCGGCGGCGTGGTCAGTAAGTTGACCAGGAACACTCCCCAGCCGGTGGAAACCGAAGACGAAGCCGGCAACGCCGTGACCAGGTACAGGATGTGGCCGTCCCTGTTGGGGCAGCTGCAGTCTGCGCTGACGCCGGGTATGGAGTCTGGCTCCGGTGGCAGCGGGTCGGGCCGGCCTGCTCCCTTGGCGCTGAATGCGTTCGATCTGCTGAGACGGATCGATGAGACCAGTACCTATCAGTACTGGACGTTCGGAGGGACTGACCGGCTGGACGCTACGTCGATCGAGAAGCGGATCCAGTTCTGGGCGATCAAAGCTCTGGCCACTCCGGAATCGGAGAAGGAAGCTGCAAGGATGATCGGCGGCTGGTGCCAGGACATCGAGGCTCTGTTCAATCCACAGCAGCGGATCGAGCTGAAGGGCAAGTGCCCGGAGTGCCAGCTCAGCCACTACACGGTGGAGGACGACGATGAGATGATCCGGAAGCCGACGCTCACCGCAGTGCCTCACGAGCGAGGGACGTTCGCGTCGTGCGGCAACTGCGGGGCAACCTGGTCCGGCTACCAACTTCACGCCCTGGCTGACCATGTGACACGCGTGGGCTGAGTGACAGTTGTTAATCCTCTGAGACTCTGGATAGAATGAGCGTGCTCGGGATAGTTGTCCCCAAAACACTTTAGAGAGGCCCCGTCGGATCACCGACGGGGCCTCTCTGTATCTCTAGCCGCGGACGTTCCTTGGGTCATTGCCCGGATAGATGGTGTCCTTGGCTCGGACAGCCCCGTCCGTGCCATGGATGGAGAGCTCGCCTCCGCCGTTGGACGCCAAGTAGTCGCGCGCCGCATCCCAAGCGACGCTTTGCGTGAAGTGACGCGAACGCTCTTGGCTGTTGACCTTCACTAGCCACATTGAACCGCTCGGAACCACGTGTGCTGATGCCATTGCCTACCCCCAGTTGTTGGTTATGGAAACCTCAGCGTACTTCTGACTACCTGCAAAGAGTAGGGCCCCGGACCACGTGACCAAAAGGTGGACGCCATGAACGGCTTGTATATCCCCGCATGGTCCGGTCGCCGTCGTAGTGACGCGCTGCTCAGGGTCAAGGCCGAAGGGCGACGGACCAAAGCGCCGTGTTGCATCTGCGACATGGTCATTGACTACTCGCTGGCCTACCCGGATGAGCAGTCGTGCAGCGTCCAGCATGTGAAGCCACGCAGCTCCTACCCTCACCTCACATGGGAGCCGAGCAACTGGAAGCCCGCCCACCTCTCGTGCAACAAAGCCGAGGGTGTCGGTGACACTCTCGGTCTCGGCGTGACATCCGAGCAATGGTGACTCCGGCCAGTCGGATCGCAATAAAATCCAGCTCCGCGAAGCGCGGGACACTCCCCGCCTGAAGGGTCCTCTCCCCCCGGGAAAATCCCCCGAAAATCCCCCCAAGATCGTTGAATTGGCGGGGAAAACGGACCCATCCGGCCCGGTCGTGAATCTACCCAGGAGGGACAAGCATGAGTCGCCATTACGGGCACATTGTCATCACTTTCAACGACGGAACCACCGAGCGCGTCGGCGGCAACCGCCACCACCTCACGGGCGACGGCACCGTTCTGGTGGTCTGCACCGCTCCGGCGTACGGCGGAGAGCTCCGCGACGTTCGAAACTTCCCCATCGCCAGCATTCGCGAATACCACTGGGAGGACTGAAGACATGATCATAGGCTTGGTGATCGGGGCCGTCGTTGGTGTCCTAACTGCAGCCGCTGCCTCCTGGGTCTGGCTGGCAAAGAATTTCAAGGCCTGGTGGTGAGTGCACGACCGTCCAGCCCTCCGGTTGCTGCACGGTGAAGGCGAGTCCATCCGCGGCATCGCCAGGGAACAGAAAGCGTCCCGCAACGCCGTCCGCCGCGCGCTGGCCCCCGGCGCTCGCGATCACTACTACCGGCACTCTGTGTCGGAGGATGCCGAACCGGCCGTCCGCGAGGTCCTGGCCGACTACCCTCAGATGGTCGTCGCGGATATTGCTGTCCTAATTGATTGGCGACATTCCCGCCGGACGCTCTCTGACATGGTCGCGAAGCTGCGGCCGGAGATCGTGGATACCTGGTCCGACATCGAGACCCGACCCATTGACGCCATCCGCGCCGGCGTTCTTTCCACGTCAACTATCCGCTGCGGCACACTGACACTCGGGGAGCTGAAACTATGAAGCCACGCACCCAGGCCGAGCCTGACCCCATTGAGCCCCCGGACCACCTCCCCGAAGCCGTGGCGGCCGTCTGGCGCGAGATCGTTGCCAGCAACGACCTCGCCGGCAAAGTTGACCGCTCCGCCCTGGAAACCTTCGCCACGCTCATGGCCCGCCTCCGCGAAGCCCGCGACCGGGTCGAGGACGAGGGCATGGTGGTCACGGATCCCCGCGGCCGCGTCATCCCTCACCCCGCGCTCGCCGTCGAGCGTTCAACGGCCGAGCAGATTCGCGCGTGGGGCGATCGGTTCGCTCCCCTGGTGAAGCCGGTCCGTAAGCGCGGCTACATGGCCGACGCCACCGCCAATACGCTCTCCGAAGCCAAGCACCTGCAGGGGCCCCGGTTCGCCGGTCCTGTAGCCGCCCTCAAGACGCTCGCCTGGATGATCGACGAGGCGCAGCGGGACAGCATGGAGGCCCTACAGAAAGCCATGACGACGACGGTCCCCAACTATCTGAAGGCCTGTGCGGAGCTGCAGATCACGCCTGCGTCGCTGCCACTGGGCGCCGGCGCCGCTGCCCCTGCTGAACCGTCCGGCGAACCGAAGAAGCCGGAGGGTTCGAATGTCTCCGACCTCCAAGCTCGCGCCGCCGCACGCCGCGCCGGTGAGCGGACCGGATGATGTAGAACCCGGAGATTACTACCGCTCCATCTGCCACGTCCCGGAGCCGCTTCACACGGGTACGAAAAAGAAGAAGATCTACGGCTCTGCGGAGCCGCGGATCTGCACTCCCCCGCTGCGGGCGCTCACGCCAGAGACAACGCTCGGCTATGACGTCATCGAGTTTGCCGAGAACGTCCTGCACCTGAAGCTGTACCCCTGGCAGAAGGTCCTTCTGTGCCGGATGCTGGAGCTGCTCCCCGACGGGACGCTGCGCTTCCGCACGGTAGTGGTGCTCATTGCCCGCCAGAACGGCAAGAGCACGCTCTCACAGGTCCTGGCGCTTTGGTTCATGATCGTGTGGGGCTGGCCGCTGGTCATGGGCACCGCCCAAGACCTCGAAACCGCTGAGGAAGTCTGGCAGGGCGCCGTCGATCTCGTCGAAGAGGACGACGAGCTCTCAAAGATCCTCAAGCGCGTGGTCAAGGTCAACGGCAAAAAGGCGCTGGAGATCACTGACGGCACGACCGAGAAGACCAAGGCCCGATACAAGGTCAAGGCAGCCAACCGCCGTGCCGGCCGTGGCTTCACAGGCAATCTGATCATGCTCGATGAGTTGCGTGAGCATCAGAACTGGGAAGCCTGGGGCGCGATCACCAAGACCACCATGGCGCAGGCCGAAGCGCTGATTCTGGCCCTTTCGAACGCCGGCGACCTGACATCCATCGTCCTGCGGTACCTCCGGAAGATGGCGCACGAGGCCATCGGGGATCCTGACGGGATCTGCGAGGAGATCGGCGCATCCGGACCTACCGCGCTGGATCTGAACGAGCTGTCAGACGACGATGAGGAGCTTGACGAGGACGAGCTGGCCGACTTTGAGCAGGACGAGGACACTCTCGGCCTGTTTGAGTGGTCCACCGCCCCTGGTCTTGATAAACGGGACCGGCAAGGGTGGGCCCAGGCCAACCCTTCACTGAACTGGAACCCCGGATTCACTGAACGGACCATCGCGGCGGCCTGCAGGACCGATCCTGAGTGGGTTTTCCGCACTGAGGTCCTCTGCCAGTGGTCAGAGGGCACTCTGACTGGCCCGTTCCCTCCGGGTTCCTGGGATATGGGCAAGAACCAGCCTGAGACGCTGCCGGATGGCAGCCTGCGGATGGGTGACGAGCACAGGATCGTCACCGATGTCGTGGTTGGGCTTGATCAGTCCCATGACCGGTCCATGACCTACGTTGCGTTCGCCGGCCACAGGGCCGACGGCGTCGCTCAAGTCGAGATTGTGGCCGCCCGTCACGGTTCGGACTGGGTCAAGGACTACCTGATGGACGATAAGCGCCGGGACCGCATCCGGTCTGTAGCCGGCCAGTCCAAGGGCGCCCCGATTTCCCCGCTAATGGTCACCCTGGCCGAAGACGCCAAGTTCAACATCCCGGTTGTGGAGTGGTCCGGCAGTGACCTCACCGCGGGCTGGGCGGACACTTACGACTCCGTCCGGGATTGCAGCGTTCGCCACAACCCTCAGCCGGTCCTGGACGTCGCGGCGGCTACGGCCGTCCTGAAGGTCTTCAGCGCCGGCGCTTCGATCCCCGACCACAGGGCATCTCCCGCTGAGGTTGCGCCCCTGATGGCGTTCACGGCAGCCAAGTGGCTGCTGGGCCGCAAAGAAGTTGTCCCCCCGCCACCACCGCCTGCACCAGAGGCAGTCCGGACTGCGGACGTCGATTCATCCACTGACAACTGGGCCCAACAGGGCTTCTGACGAGAGGAGCGCGCAGCATGACGGTTCCCGTGTCAGAAAAGGGCTATGCCAGCACGGCCACCGAGTGGTGGACGCAGCTGGACCAAGAAGAGACCCCGGAGCTTCAATGGCCGCACAACATTGAGGTGTACGACCGGATGCGTCGGCAGGATGGCCAGGTCATTTCCGTGCTGAGGGCCATGACGCTGCCGATCCGCCGGACAAAGTGGCGGATCGATCCCAACGGCGCCCGGCCGGAGGTCGCCCGCCAGGTGGCTGACGACATGGGCTTGCCGTTGGTTGGTGAAGAGAACATGCCGGTCCTGCGTACGCGTGACAGGTTCTCCTGGGCCGAGCACCTGCGTCTGTCCCTGCTCATGCTCCCGTTTGGGCACTCAGTGTTCGAACAGGTGTACCGGATCGACGAGCAGGGCCTCGCGCGGCTGCGGAAGCTGGCCTGGCGCCCGCCCAAGACAATCGCCCGCGTGGATGTGGCTCCCGACGGCGGCCTAGTCGCCATCTACCAGCACGGACACCCGTCCGGAGGCAACAAGGAAGCCAAGATGGGCGTGGAGCGGCTCGCCGTGTACGTCAACGAGCGTGAGGGCGGCAACTGGCTGGGCCAGTCGCTCCTGCGGCCTGCATATAAGTACTGGCTGTTGAAGGATCGCCTGTTGCGCGTCCAGGCGCAGACAGTGGACCGCAACGGCATGGGCGTCCCCGTCTACGAAGGCTCCAAGCTTCCGGACATAGTGACCGGTGAAGATCGGACCAAGCGCGAAAAGGACGAGCTCGACAGCGGCCTGGTCCTGGCCAAAGGGTTTCGGTCCGGCGACAATTCCGGAGCTTCAATCCCGAACAGCGCGAAACTCGCACTGAAGGGCGTCGAGGGCACTCTCCCGGACGCGGATAAGCCCATCAGGTACTACGACGAGCAGATCGCTCGCGGCGTCCTGGCGCACTTCCTGAACCTCGGCACCGAGACCGGGTCCTGGGCGCTGGGCTCCACCTTCGCGGACTTCTTCACCCTCTCACTGCAGACGGTGGCCATGCAGATCGCGGACACCACCACCCAGCACGTCATCGAAGACCTGGTCGACGTCAACTGGGGCCCGAACGAACCGGCCCCGCGGCTGGTATTTGAGGAAATCGGCTCCCGCCACCCGGCGACCGCGGAAGCCATCAAGGCTCTGATCGATTGCGGTGCCATTACCGCTGACCAGAAGCTCGATGACTTCCTGCGGACCACGTACGGGCTGCCCGCAGCAGATCCCGACACTGCGAGGGAACCCCGCACGCCCGTCGCCCAGCCAGCGCCGCAGCCGCAACCACCTAACCCACGGAGATGAAATGAAGATCAATATGCTCAAGCCCTCCATGGACCGGGGGCCCTGGTTCCGGATGGAAACCGACGAAGCCGGCACATCGGCCGAGGTCTACATCTACGACGTGATCGACAGCTTCTGGGGAGTCAACGCCGCGGACTTCGTCCGGGAGCTGCAGGCCCTCGACGTCGACACGATCAACCTGCGGGTCAACTCCCCCGGCGGCTCGGTCTATGACGGCGTCGCAATCATGAACGCGCTGCGCCGTCACCCGGCCAACATCATCGCCACGGTGGACGGCTTGGCAGCTTCGGCAGCGTCGTTCATCATCCAGGCGGCAGACGAGGTGGTCATGGGCAAGAACACCGAGCTGATGATCCATGACGCCAGCGCTATCTGCTGGGGCAACGCCAAGGACATGGCCGACACTGCCCAGATCCTGGACCGCATATCCGGCACCATCGCCGGCATCTACGCCGAACGCGCCGGAGGCACAGCCGACGAATGGCGCGAAGCAATGCTGGCCGAGACCTGGTACACCGCCGAGGAAGCCGTCACCGCCGGCCTAGCGGACCGCGTGGACACGGGCGATGAGGCTGACCCCGACGCCACCAACCGCTTTGACCTTTCCATCTTCGCCCACGCCGGGCGCCGCAACGCCCCGGCACCCGCGGTAAACACCAGCCACGAACGACGCCCGGGCCTCAGCCTGAGCAACGGATCCCCGCTGGCAGCTGCCGCCCACATGGTCGCAAAGACCATCCCAACACCTCCGGCCGAGCCGAAGGACAACACCACCCCCCTAGAGAAAGGACCCGACGCCATGTCGGAAGCAGTAACCAAGGGGCTCCGTGAGCGGCTCGGCATCCCCGCCGCAGCAAACCTCGACGACACCGGACTCCTGTCCGCGCTCGACGAGGCGCTCGCAGAGCAGGAAGTAACCCCCACCGCCACGGCCGCTCCCGCGCCCGGAACTGTCGTACTGGACGCAGCCCAGTACGAGGATCTCGTCGCCTCAGCAGCTGATGGCCGCACCGCGCGCCAGCAGCAGCTCGCGGACAACCGAACCGCCCTGGTCAATGCCGCCGTCGAGGACGGCCGGATCGCTCCGGCCCGCCGCGAGCACTGGGTCAACGCCCTCGCCGCCGACCCGGGAATGTCCGAGACCCTCGCGGGCCTCGAAAAGGGCCTAGTGCCCCTCGCAGCCGCCGGCTACGTCGGCGGCGTCGACGAGTCCACCGACGAGGACAAGCTCTACTCCAAGTTCTACCCCGGAAAGGAAGGCTGACCATGGGCCAGCACGTTCACCTCTTCAGCCCCGGAGAACCGGTGACCTTCACCGCGTCCGCCGATGTCACAGCAGGCCGCCTGATCGCCGTTACCGGCAACCGAACCGTCGCCCACGCCGCCGCCAACTCCGCAGCCGTGGCCGGCGCCGCCGCATTCGACGCAGCCTCCGGCGAAAAGGTCACCGTCCTCAAGGGCGGCGTCCAGAGGATCCTCGCTTCCGGCGCCATCGCCGCTGGCGCCCTCGTCGTCGCCGCAACCGACGGCAAGGTGTCAGCGCTCGCCGCAGTCACCACCCCGACGGCCGCAGACGTCACGAACACACGGGCCATCGTCGGCACCGCACTGACCGGCGGCACGGACGTGCTCGTCGAAATCGACTTCACTCGCTAAGGAGAAGCAATGTCGTACACATACCCTGCTCCACCCGCCGTCGTTTCCGGCGGCGATACCGTTGAGATCCACCACCTCCTCAAGTCCCCTCCCCTGATCGCGCGGCGCCTGCGCACGCTCCTTGAGCAGCGCTACATCGCCGATTTCCTTCTCGCCGGCCGATTCGTCGCCGTCGGCGGGTCCATCCTGTACGAAACGGGCGAAGAAATCTTCACCGACGACGACCCCGAGGCGATCGCCCCGGGCGCCGGCTACCCGAAGACGCAGGCCACCGCCGGGGAACTTGCCGCAGCGAAGACCACCAAGTGGGGCCAGGACGTCCCCGTGACGGATGAGGCGATCTCCCGCCTGGGCATCAACCCCGTGGAACGGGCCTTCACGAAGCTCGTCAACCGCTCCGTGCGCTACGTCGACTCGGCGGCCCTCGGCGTGATCGCTTCCAAGATCACCCGGACGTACAGCGTCACCGGCGGCGGCGCGCCCGGCGCATGGACTACGGGCAGCGCCATCGTTGAGGGTGTCCTGCTGGCCAAGGCCGAGGTTACCTCGCTGGACGAAGGCTACGACCCGGACGTCATCGTGCTCAACGATGCGCAGTGGGCCAAAGCCATCGGTCGCCTGGTCACTGCCGGGCTCCTGCCGCGCGAGGCAGGCAACCCGGTCGTTACCGGAGCATGGCCGCAGGCGCTGGGCCTGACCTGGGTCAGCACGAACCACAGCCCAACCGCTGACCCGATCCTCGTGGACCGGGAACAGCTCGGCGGCATGGCCGACGAGAAACTGGGCGGCCCGGGGTACGTCAGCTCCGGAGGCGTCGGCGTCGAGACCAAGGCCATCCGTGAGGAAAAGACGGACGGCTACCTGCTCCGCGCTCGCCGTGTGACGGTCCCGGTGGTGCTGGAGCCGAACGCCGGCATCAAGATCACGAACACGGGGCTCTGATATGGGGCACATCGTGACGGCCACGCTCATCGTGGCAAAGGTCGGAGATACCGAACGCTACTTCGCAAAGGGTGCCCCGCTCCCGGCTGGAGTCGTGGCCGAGGAGCGCAAGCGACTCGTGGCGGCTGGCGTCGTGAAGTACGAAAAGGACGAGCCGGCCCCAGACCCGGAGGCAGCAGCCAAAGCCACCGCCGAAGCAGCCGCGAAAGCAGCTGCCGACGCGAAAGCAGCTGCCGACGCGAAGGCCGAAGCTGACGCGAAGGCCAAGGCTGCGGCTACCAAGTAGGAGAGGAGAGGCGCCATGGTCGATCTCGCACAACCTGAAGCAGTGGCGGCGGCCTGGCGTCCTCTCACTTCCGCGGAGCTGCCCCGGGCCACGTATTACCTGGGGGCAGCTTCGCGGAAGATCCGGAGGCGCTGGCCCGACGTCGATTCCCGGATCGCGGACGGCAATGACCCACTGACGGCTGACGACGTGAGCGACGTCGTCGTGCAGATGGTCCTCGGCGCCGTCGATGTCGGGCCGGTCCGCGGGGCCAAGTCCTTTTCCGAAGGCGTTGGGCCTATGTCCAGGTCAGCAACGTTGGCCGGTGCAAGCACGGATCCCCTAGTGCTCGAAGACTGGATGGTGGCCGTGTTCGAGGGCAGCTCCAGCGCCCTGCCGCAGTCCTCTATGCCGCCGTCGGGTAACTACGAGGGCATCTTTATCTGGCCTGAAGGGCGGTCCTGAAATGTTTCCCCTGGCACACGGTGAAACGGTCACCCGGGAGCGGGCCCAGCTGGTCCCGGATCCATATTCCGGCGAATCAACCAAGAGGGACTGGACAGCGCCGGCCATGATCGAGCTGGAGGGCGTGGCGATAGCCCCGTCGTCGAGCACGGAAACCCGCACGGAAGACCGTAGCAGCATCACAACGGGCATGAGCCTCTATGCCGCTCCCGGCGTCGACGTCCTGCCCCACGACCGCATCAGGGCCCGCTCCGGGCTCTGGGACGTCGAGGGCGAAGTCGCCGACTGGAAGAACGCACTGACCGGCTGGAACCCAGGCGTTGAGTTCCGAGTCAGGAAGGTGGCGGGCTGATGACAGGCAAGATGAAGTGGAACAACGCGTTCTTCACCAAGCTTGGGCACTCCCCCAAAGTCACCGCCGTCCTCCAGCGACACCTGGACAGCATCGCCGCCCGGGCCCGAACCGACGCCCCGGTGGACACGGGCGACTACCGGGACCGGATCACCACCAGGATCAAGAGCACTGCGACCCGAAACGTCGGCCTGGTCGTGGCCGAAGACCCGGCAAGCATGTTCGTCGAATCCGAAACCGGGAACCTCGCCCGGGCGCTGAACGCGGAGAAGACCGGTGGGTAAGGACGTCATCCACACCGACGTCGAACTCTTCCTCACCGAGCACATCCGGGCACGACTCGAAGCCATCGCGGCCGACGGGGCGAACCCTCACTCTGCGCTCGCGGGCGGCGTCTTTGTCGGGGACCGTTTCCCGGAGGAGCGCCGGGCCAAGGTAGTGGTGGTCCGCGACGACGGCGGCCCCACCACGGGGCTGAACACCAGGGACACGACAGTCGGCATAACCGTCCTGGTTGGTGATGATCCCACCGACGGCAAAGAGGCATCCAGCCTCGCTCTGCTGGTCCAGGCCATAGTCGCCGGTTCCGCATCGGTGGAGGCGGGCAATCCCGTCGCCATTGTCCGGAGCACCACCGGCCCCTTCAAGGTCCGGGAAGACTCCGGCCAGCCGCGCCGATATTTCACGGCCGACCTCGGGCTCACTGGCGAGGCATTCAACGCATAGCACAACCCCACCCAACCATCCCAGCCATTCACGCCTGTGAGTGGTCTTTTCTATTTGGAGGCAAGTAAATGGCTGCTGATCTTCTCGGCAACGACGTAACCGCAGTCGGTGTACCCGTAACCGGGCACATCGGCGTCGCACCCTTTGGCACCGCGGGGCCCACCCCGTCCGCCGGCGCATCCCGGTCCTTGGTACTGGCCGTGGCGTACAAGGTCCCCGGACTCTTCACGGAGGATGGTGGCTTCGAGTGGACAACCGAAGCTGACGGCGATGCGATCGTCTTCTATCAGGAAGGCTATTCTCAGCCTTCTGGGCTGGCGAAGGCTGAGCTAAAGCTCAAGCTCGCGCAGACCGATGAGATTGTCCGTTCGATTATCCGCGGCAAGACCGCTGACTCGAACGGGTACATGACCATCGACGCGGCCGGCACCGACGTGAAGTATTCCCTCTTCACGGAGGAAATCTTCAAGAACGGTGTCATCCGCCGCCGTTGGGCACCGAACGCGGGCGTCCTCTCCGTTAAGGAAGACCGCTCCGAGCGCGGCAGCGTCCTCGGCTACGAAGTCACATTCAAGATCGACCGCTCCCCGTCTGTGGAGAACAACCACTTCGGTGAATGGCTGATCCCCGCAGCGGCAGCCGCCTCGGCCGCGCCGGTCGTGACCGCAGTTGCAGGCGACCCGGACCCGGCCGGCACCGGCGAGCTGGTGACCATCACCGGTACAGGCTTCTCGACCGCCACCGCCGTGACCGTGGGCGGGACGGCCGTGACGGACTTCGATATCGACTCCGGAACACAGATCACCGCAGTCCTCCCGGCTGGCGCAGCGGGCGCCGCCAACGTCATCGTCACCAACCCTGTGGGCGGTTCTGCCGCCTTCAGCTACACCCGAGACGTCTAAGTCTCCCAACCAAGCCTGCGGGTCCGCACCTCTTGATGGGTGAGTGCGGGCCCGCAGTTTCACCCATCACCACCCGTCAGAATCGAGTACTCCCATGACCGCACCGAAGGCCATTGCAGCCACCAAAACGGCCGCGAAAAAGCCGGCCGCTGAGCCCGGGCCCAAGCCGGAATACCAGGTCGTCGAAACAAACCTGCACTGCAAGACCCTTGACGGGGAAATTTCCCTCAGCCTTCTGGTCCCGTACCAGAAGATCAAGCTCATCATGAGCATGGACGACGTCGAGGAAAAGGATGTCATCGACTTCGTCCTGGACGAGCTCATGTCCACGGAGGACGCCGACAAGCTCAAGCAGCTCCGCGACGGAACCGAAACCATGAAGATCGCCATGCGCTTCATGGAGGCTGTGGGCGAACGGCTGGGCATGTCCGTGGAAAAATCCGGGGGCTCCTCCGCCTCATAGAGGAGCACCGCCCCGCACTCGCTTACGACTTCCGGCACCGATTCAACCTCTGCCTCGACGACGTAGGCACCGCCATCCGGTATCAGGAAGCCGCGGACCTGATCGACGGGCTTGCCGTCGAAATGGGTTCCCACTTCGTGATGTCGGTCCAAAAGTGGCAGTACCCCATGAGCCGGCAGGACCTTTACGCGGCCGGGACCTTCACCCGGCTCATGAACGTCACACGCGGCGAAGGCGACCCGCCCTTCACCATGGATTTGCCGTGGACGACCGAAGCGGACGAGCCCGACGTGAGCCCCGAGGAACGGGCAGTACTGACTGCCGAACTCAGAGCCTCAAGCGCCTTCGGGCAACTACGAAACGGAGACACTGATGGCTGACGAAGTAGGCTCCGGCCAGGTTGCCATTGAACCGTCGTTCGTGGGGTTCCGCAGCAAGGTCAACAACGAGGTGGAAACGTCCGGCCGCGAAGGCGGCCGGACGTTTGGCTCAGCGTTCAAGGGCGCCCTGGTCGGGCTCGGCGCTCTGGTCGGGCTGGACAAGCTCAAAGACACTTTCAAGGAGTCAATTCAGGGCGCAGGTAATCTGGAGCAGTCCGTCGGCGGCGTCCAGGCCGTATTCAAGGACGGAGCGGATCAGGTCTTTGGCTTCGCTGCCAGCGCGAAGACCGCGCTGGGCCTGACCAAGAACGAGTACAACGAGCTCGGGACCTTGATCGGCGCCCAGCTGAAAAACGGCGGCACCGCCATGGATCAGCTTGCCCCCAAGACGCAGGAGCTGATCAGTCTCGGCGGGGACCTGTCCGCACAGTTCGGCGGCTCCACCGCAGACAGCGTCGCGGCACTCTCCAGCGCCCTGAAGGGCGAGAGGGACCCCATCGAACGCTATGGTGTCAGCCTCACCCAAGCGAAGATTGATGCCGAAGCCGCAGCCCTCGGCTTCAAAAAGGTCGACGGGGCACTCTCGGGCGAAGCATCACAGGCGGCCACGCTCTCGCTCATCATGAAGCAGACCGCCGACGCGCACGGCGCCGCGGCGCGCGAAGCCGGGACCTTCGCGTCCAAGCAGTCAACCTTCAACGCGATCATGAAGGAAGGCAAGGCGCAGGTCGCCGGGGCCTTCCTCCCCGCAGCCGCAGCGCTGTACGGCTTCATGAACGACCGGCTGCCCGCGGCCTTCGACAAGGCAACCGTCCGGGCAACCGCATTTGCCACCAACCTGTCTGCCTTCGTCGCGAAAATCGCTGCGTTCCAGGCCGGCATCGCCTCCGGAGCCCTGACACCTGATCTCGTCAAGGCCCTCGGCCTGGACCCGTCCTCCGGCTTCGGTAAATTCCTGGGCGAGGCCATCGGCGGAATCCGCGCCTTCCAGGGCGCCTTCGAAGCAGCAGACGGGGATATCACCTCCTCCGGTTTCGCGGGTTTCATGGAAGCCGCCGGCTACCGGACCCGCCTGGCAATCGACGGCATCCGCACCGCCGCCTCGGACCTGTGGGCAGGCCTGACCATGCCCCCGGACGTCGCCTCCTCCATCGGCGAACCACTCGACGGCCTGGTCGGCTTCGGCGCCAAAACCCGCGAAATCTTCGAGCAGATCAAACCCAAAATCGCGGAGTTCTTCGCATCCGTCGGCAACGGCATCGCAACGGGCGACTTCTCACAGCTCTCCACAGTGTGGGATTCCTTCATCGCCATCGCCCGGCCCGCCGGACCGATCCTGGTCGAAGTAGGCAAGGCCGTCGGGGACATGTCCACCGAAATCGGCAAAATGGTCGCCGGGGCACTCCCGCTCCTCAAACCGCTCCTCGAGGGCGCCGCCAACGTCATGCAGTTCCTCGCAGACAACACCGGCATCCTCACCGCCGTCATCATCGCCCTCGCCGCCGGCATGGTCGTCTACCGGCTCGGGCAAATCGCGGCGAACATCGCCGCCCTCGCATCAGTCCCGGTAGCGGCGGCCCAGGCAGCGTCGAACTTCGCGCTCGCCGGGGCCATCCGCGCCCAGACGGCGGCGACGGCCACAAACACCGTGGCCACCGCAGCTGGCACAACGTCACGTTTCGCGGCCATCGGCTCCATGGTAGCTACCGGAGCCGCCCTGGTGGCAGCCAAGGCGGCACAGCTCGCAGGAGCAGCCGCCACCGGCATCGCAACCGCAGCCCAGTGGGCGTGGAACGCGGCGATGAGCGCGAACCCGATTGGCCTGATCATTCTCGCCATTGTGGCTCTGGTGGCCGGTTTGGTCTGGTTCTTCACCCAGACCGAGCTGGGCCGGGAGATTTTCGCCAACGTCTTCGCCTTCATCCAGGGCGTCGTGCAGGGCGTGATCGACTGGTTCACCGGAACCTTCCTTCCAGGGATCGCGGCCGTCTGGGCCGGCCTGCAGGCGGGGCTCGGCGCCGTCGGTCAGTTCTTCTCGGATGTCTGGTCAAACACGATAAACGGCGTTGCTGGATTCATTGTTGGAATCGTCCAGTTCTTTCTCGATCTTCCGGGGAAAATCATGGAAGCCCTTGGGAATATGGGCACGTTCCTGCTGGACGCCGGCAAAGCCTTAATTCAGGGATTTATTGACGGAATTTCCGGCATGGTCGGCGCGATCGGTGACGCGGTAGGCGGCGTGCTGGATTTCGCAAAGTCCTTCTTCCCGCACTCTCCGGCCAAACGCGGGCCCTTCTCCGGATCGGGCTACACCAGCCACTCGGGCAAGGCCCTCGCGTCCGACTTCGCGAAAGGCATTGCCGGCGAGCAGAAGACCGTCGCTTCGGCGGCCTCCCGCATCATGACCGCGGCGTCCCTTACCGGGACCGTGACGACCAGCGGCGCGGCAGCTGCGGCCGGCGGATGGCAGGGAGGCGGCGCCCAGGTAAAGGTCGACATGCATATGCGTGACGGGCTTACTGCAACCGACGTCGCACGGGCGTTCGACAACCGGCTGAACTACAGAATGAGGAGAGCCAGTGCCTGACGAACTAGTGGTCATGATCGACGGGCTCGAAATGTTCGGACGCCCCGGCCTCGGCCCGTTCTCCATCGTGAAGGACGGGCTCGACGGCTGGGACGACGGCGTGGCAATGAAGGGCGGAAAGGTCGACCGCCCCCAGGCTCACGGCTCCTTCACCCTTCCTCGCTTCCAGGAATCCCGGACCATCACGGCCACGGGGATCATCCTGGCCACAAACGCGCTGGAGCAGGAACTCGCTGGCAACCGGATTAGCGGGCTCCTCGCGCACGGCGGCACCGGGCGCATCCAAGTGAAGAAGGCCGGCCGCATCACCTGGGCGGACGCGTCGCTGGACGGCACCAGCGTCGACCCGCGCCGTGGCTCCTTCAAGTCCGACTACCAGATCCAGCTGTGGTGCCCGGACCCAAGGAAGTTCGGGGACCTCAACTCCGAAGCCTTCGGCACCGGCGCCCCCGCAGGGGCACACCACCGCGGCAACGCAGCGGCGGCGCCAGTGGTCACCGTCGACGGGCCAGTCCTAGGCGGTTACACGATCACAGGCCCGGCAGGGGAGCTCTACACCGTCGCCGGAGACTTACCCTCCGGGACGGTCCACACGATCGATATGAACGACGGGCTTCTGCGGGTCAACGGGTCCATCAGCGCCGGCGTCGGGAAAGTAACCACCGCCGACGTCTTCGCGATCCTCCCCGGGCAGAAGGCTACGGTCTCCATCGCCGCTTTCAGCGGGAACGTCTCCGGCCACGTCACCGTCCTCGACACCTACATCTAAGGAACCACATGAGCTGGCGAGTATGGGCCTGCGATACCAAGACGGGGCAGAAGCTGGCGATCCTCCCCGCCGAGTCGTTCCCATGGACCAACGTCCTCAACGGGGCAGGACAAGGTTCGGCGGGCTTCCAGCTCGGCGTCCCGTTCGTCGGCGCAGGGTTCCCGTGGCGGGACCTTTGCGAGCCGATCAAGCGAACTCTGGTTATCGAGTGGGATGGCAGCCCGGTCTACGCAGGCATCCTCTGGGACTGGAACTACGACCACGACGCCAGGACGCTCAGCGTCAACCACGCGGACATATGGTCGATCCTGAGCAAGCGGCTCGTGTCCGCGCTGAACGCGGCCGGCATTGAAGCAACAAAGGTCGAGCACGCCTCTTACAGCTTGTGGCGGCTTGCCCGAGCCTCAGTGGAAGCTGGCACGTCCGGTGGCGCGAACTTCGCCCTGCCGATCTTCTACCAGGGCTGGACGGGTGGCGGCGAGTCTCGGACTTACCACGGCTACCACCTGCCACGGGTACTGGAATCTCTTCAGGCCATCATGAACACCGACGGCGGCCCGGACGTTGTCTTCGACCCTCGCTGGTCCACGGACGGCAGCAAGCTCGAATACCTGATGCGCGACGGCGTGGATACCAGCCCTGGCCTTGAGTACAACCTTTCCGCGCCCAGGAAGGAGATCTTCGGTGTGAAGGTCACCCGGGACGCGAACAACGTCGCGAATGTGGTGATCGGCACTGGCGAGGGCACGGAGGTCAAACTCACGACCCGCTCCGCGACGGACCCGGCCACCCCGTACCCGGCCATCGTCAAGACGGTCGCTTTCGGTACGGAACCGGACCTTGGGGTGCTGCAGCGAAATACCGATGCCGAGCTGGTGGCCTCCAAGGCCCCGGTCGAGCAATGGTCGGCCAAGATCCACGCATCAGCCGATCAGCGGGTGACACTCCTGAAGCTGGGCCGCAGGGTCCGCTTCTATTCGAAGGGCGATCCGATGATCCCTGACGGCTACCACACGCACCGGATCATCCAGTACTCCGGCGACCTCGCCGACGTCGTTTCTTTGGAATTTCAAGCAGTAGGAGGCTAGTCCGTGGGCAAGATAGACAACCTTGCAGGAGACGAAGCTGCCAAAATATGGCAGGCAATTCGGGAACTGACCTACCGAACGAACCTGAACAGTTCGGCCATCGGCCGCGGTGGGATGGAAATCTACGACGGCGGCATGCTGACGATCAGCAACGGCGGACTGTCCGTCACAGGCTCCGCCACCGTGGTCGGCACGCTCAACGCTGACGGCACGATCAACATGACCGGCCTTTTCATCGCCTCCGGTGAAATGCGCCTGAACGGGACGACGATAGCGACCGGTGAATTCAACATCGACGGCCCGCTCATCGTGGACGGCAACACTACGTTCAACGGGACACTGAACATCAACGGCGTCACGACCATCGCGGGGGACACCACAGTGACGGGGACGTTCAACACTAACGGGCCGGTGAACATTACCGGGCTCACCACACTGACCGGCGACCTGGACGTAGTCGGCGCGGGCAACATCCAGGTGGGTGACAATATGCTTCTGCTGCCTGGCGTGGCTGGCGGTTCAATCCAATTCTCCAGCGGCGGCGGGCTGGAGAACACAGGCGGCGTCACTGCCGTCAAGGGCGCAGGTAACGCGGGCCTGATTATGAACACGAACGCCAGCATTTTCGCCGCGTCTTCATCGATTGATGCCACACCTACGAGCGCAAAGATACTTGCTGGGGGCAAGAGTGTGGAGGCGACAAGTGCGGGGGTCACAGTCAACGGCATTCTTACCCTCGTCGGTTACCCGTCCACAACAGGGACAGCGAATGTGTTCATGTCTGCCGGCGGTGTCATTTACAAGTCCACTTCGGCAGCGCGCTTCAAAATCGACGCGCAGCCGATGTATCTTCCGGATTCCCTCCTAGGGGTTCCAGTGAAGGACTGGATAGACCGAGGCGAGCATGAGCGCGGCGAAGAGGGGCCCCGTATCCCCGGCATCATCGCGGAGGAAGTCAGGGACGGCGGCGGGGAACAGTTCGTTACATACGACGAAACCGGCGAAATCCAGGGCGTCATGTACGACCGTCTTGCACTGGCGCGCACCGAGATCCTGGCGCGGCAACTGGATGCAGCGCTTGCCCGCATCGCAGAACTCGAAGCGTAACGCTACGGGCAGAGGTACTGCTTGCCAGCGGCGGCGACGGTCAAGTGGTCAAGGCCTAGGGAGAGGTCTTCCGGGTACTGGGCGAGGACGGCTTCACGATAGGCGTCCTTGTCGCGGAACGCGAGGTTCCCGCAGGCGATGAACGCTTTCTGGATGAGCTCGCCGTCTGACGACTTCAGCGTTTTCAGGAGCGGACGCAGTTCAGAAAGCATCTCGGACTGGACACTGGCCGGCAGTTGCTGGACCTGCGAGGCCGGCTCAATGACCGCCGGCGCGGAAGCGCATCCGCTCAAGGCGAGTGCCGACAAAAGAATGATTCCCCCAAGTTTCCCCATGCGCTGAGTGTAGCGCCGAGTCACCGAAATTAATACCCGCCCCGTGCGGGCCTCACCCATGCCCACAGGAGGCAACCCATGGCCGCAGTTACTGGGACGCTACGCAACTTTGGCCTAGCGAACATCAACTACCTGGACCCGGAAATCATCTTCCAAGCGAACAGGCCGGCAGTGGGGGCTACCGGGCAGATATTCGCCACGGAACCCGTCATCGTCACCCCCGGTTCGGACAGTTCATGGACGGCGAACCTCCAGGACACCGAAGCGCTCTTGACGGAGGACGTCTACTACACCGTCACCGTCCAATGGCGGGACCCGGCCAACAACTATGTCCGCGCGGACTTCCCGGACTGGCGTCTCTACGTTCCCGCGGCGGGCGGCGTGTTCGGCGACCTCCTGTCCCAGCCGAACAACCCGCACATGGTCATCGTCTCGCCGGTCGACCCGGGGACGAACTTCAGCATCAAGACGATGTGGCTCCAAACGGACCCCGCAGACCCTGACACCCCGACGAACCCCGCGAACACGGGCGACCTGTACGAATTGAGGAATGCCTGATGGCTAAAGAATGGGTGAAGATCGCCAACCTGAAGGGCCCGAAGGGCAACGAAGGGACCTGGTACCAGCGGAACCTCCTCGCCGCCGACGACATCAACACCTGGTACGGGTACGCATATGTGGGCCAGTGGGCTTGCCCTGCTAACGCGCAGGTCCCCATCGGCGCACCTGTCGGCGCTACGGCTGGCTCGTTCATCTCGGAGCCCGTGGGCTCCGGCGCGTCGATCCAGACATGGACGAACTACAAGACAGGGTCGACGGCCCCGCAGCGCATGTGGCGGCGCACAGCTTCCACGGTGACTGCGAACACGACCTGGTTTGAAGTGCCGATCGACATCACACTGTCGATCAACCCCTCACTGCCGGTCAACGCCGACTTTGATCTCTACACCACCTACGGCGTGTACCACATCGCCGCGAACCCGACGCTGCCGATAGCTGACATTCACTGGCCCATCGCTACCCGCGGCGTGCTGTACGTGTCCAAGATCGGATCCTCCACCCAGCAGATGTACTGGACGTATGAGGACTCGGCCCGCGTGTTCACACGCAAGAGCTCCGGTGCGGTCTTCGGACCGTGGAAGGAGCCTTTCGCACCGATAGCGCCGGTGGTCCCGGCCGCGAAGCCCGCTTCGGGACTGAAGCGGGTAGGTGTGCCGATCACGGCGGGGCACTCCGGCTCGGACGCTCCGCTGGAGGCCACGGTCCGGATGCCGCTGCTGTACCAGGCACCGATCCTCCGGTGGCGGCTCCGGATCCAGGACATCAACCCGCGCTCCGCAGTGACCCGGGCGGGCGCGATCAGCCTCTCCGGGATCTGGCTGGGCACCCACACCGGGGCCGGGGCGATGACCGGCAAGGTCCAACTGTCCGGTGCCCTGTCCATCCCGGACGGCGCCACCGAATACAAGACCCCTTGGTTCAACATGCCACTGAACGCAGGCACGGAGTACCTGCTGTCCTTCGGCTACACCAAGGCCACCGCGCCGTGGGCGATGCTCGGCTACTCCTACCAGACCGCCGACGACGCGAACGCGGGAGATGACAACCCGGCAGGGATGACGAAACTGGGGACTGCCCCGTTCAGCATCGCCATTGAGGCTGAAACCCACACCCACACGCCGGTCATCGCTTCGCTTGGTGACTCCAACAGTGTGGGCGTGGGCGCAGTGAACGGGCTGCATGATTCGTGGCTGTCCCAGCTTTGCCGGCGACTCAAGGCACTCCCGGACCATCGCGGATCCTCCGGGGACACCTGCATCGGTTCACTGGCCGGCGCCACGTACAAGTACAACCGGTTTGCGGACCTCTCCAAACCCGACACTGCACTCATGGCGCTGGGCCAGAACGACGCCGCCGTCACGGACACAACCTCGGCCGTGGTCATACCGAACATCAACACCGTCCTCGGGAACTTGACCACCAACGTGTCCGAGAACCTGTACGCGGTGAACTACATGCCCCGCACCGCCAACCCCTGGGCAGGCTTCGAGGCCGTCAGGCGGGAACTCAACACCCACCTCCTGACCCAGCCGGCAGGGGTCCGGGACGTGTTCGACATCGCCGCCGCGATCAGCTCCGACGACGAAACCATAACGCCCGCCTACGACGCGGACGGCACCCACCTGAACGCGGCCGGTTTCGGCCAGGTTCAGGCTGCCGTCAACCGGCCAGTCACCACCCCGCCCGTCCAGTATGTGGCGCTGTGAAAACAAGCAAAGGAATCCATAGTGAAGCACGCCTTGACGAGCCTCTGGCTCCGCGTCCAGGAGCCGCGCAAACAATCCGCCGTCTACTTCGCCGTCTACTTGCTGACGACGACTTTGGGCGGGGCCATCTTGATCGACCCGCCCCGCAGCCTCCAAGGCACCATCGGCCAGGTGCTCGTCATGATCTGGGCCGGGATGCTGGTGCTGGGTGGGGGCACGGGTCTGGCCACGGTCCTCCAGGGCTGGTGGTGGCTGGAGCGGGCCGGGACGGTCCTGTGCGGCTTCGCCATGGTGGTCTGCGGGATAGCTATCGGGGCACTGCCTGTGTCCCAGGTAAGTATGCGTCTGGTCACTATCTGCCTCATGATGCTGGCACTGCTCCTGTTTGTTGCCCGACTCCTCAAGACCAGGCACTACTCCTACGATCCTGAGAAGTAGGCCGCCCAATGGACTCCACCCAGCAGATTTGGGCCGCGGTCCTAGCCTCCACTGGCCTCTTCACGTTCCTGGGCGTCGTCGCGAACGGTGTCATCAAGCACGTCAACGGAACGGCTGGCCGGGAGCGCATCCGCAACACCGGCCTCAAGCAGCAGCGGGACGAGGCGTGGGCGTTGCTCCGCGAGGAACGCCGGCTCACCAAGGCGGAACGGGAACGCGGTGACGAAAGCGACGCACGCGCCGACCTCGAAGCGCACAACCGACGCCTCACCGAGGAATACGCGAGCCAGCTCCGCCGGGACTGCACTGAGCATGGCATGACCGACCGGGAGCTCCGACCCTGGCCGGTCCTCAAGAAACCACCATCCGAAGTCACAAATTTCATGAATGGAGTCAGACAATGAAAACAATGAGCGCGGAACCATATATCGCCGGGGCGGATTCGGTGGTTGCTACCTTCAGCCCGACTTCAGACACCGACCTGAGAGCAGCCGCGAGATTGATTGTCGGGAAGACGCTGACGTGGATCTGCGTTGGAACCGTGGAGGGGTCCGGTCCCTACAGCGGGCAAACGATGTGGTCGCCCGAGCCTCGGGTGGATGGTCTCGGCTGGGTCCCGGCTGAAGACTTGGACCTCGTCGACGGCTAGCGCGGGGACTTCAACCACCTTTGGAGTTCGTCGCACTCTCGCATTGTTTCCAACACTTCGAAAGTAAGCTGACGCATTGAGGTCGCCGCGGCGTCACCCGTTGGGTTGTACAAGCCTTCAGGATTTAGTTTGCCCGCGTCATTGGCGTCGTTCGAGTACCACACTTGGAATCCTTCCTCGACGAATCGAGAATAGCCTTCCTCCAGTCCCCGGGGATCGACGTGTGCCCCACCATCGTGATTGCAAATCGCCCGGATTAGATCCCAGCGGCTGTATCGCCCCCGGTTGGGTAAGTCCATAATGGGGTCCTCCCACCAGACGCCGAAGGGGAGCCTGAACTTCCTATCAGGGATCTGTCGGCAGGATGCCACGTAGAAGGCAGTGGGACCGCCGTTGTGGATGTCCACCAACCCGTCCTGTCCCATCGATACGAATTTCGTAGAACCGTCCTCAAGCTCGACCTCCATCGAGACGACCGGGCCGTGAGTGTTTACCGTTGTGTTTGCAAGCGAGGTGTCGACGAACCGCAGTTTGTCTTTGAACCCTGTTTGCTTCAGCAAAGAGACGCTGGTGGCGGGCTTTCCTTCCTGCTTGTGATCGTGCAATAGAACGCGAACGCTGGTGGCCATGGTCAGGCACTGCTCAATATTGCCTTGGTCGAAGAGCTCTGCCGCCGAGGTTAGAAGCCTGATTTGCCTCGTGAGCTTCTTGGCAAGCGACTCGGGTGTGTGAGCCACGCGATTCATTATTTCCCCCATGTTTGAGCGTATCCCGCGGCCTCCCGGTCGCTTCTCCCAAAAGCTATCACCAGAAATCTGAAGGCCCCGTCACCGCGGGGCCTCTTTCATGCCCAGAAAGGGGCCCATCATGATCCTCTCCAACCTCGCAAACGTCCTCCGAGATGCTGGCCTGACCGTCGTAGAAACCGCGGGCTGGCAGAATCGTGGCTTCCTCGGCCGCGACCTCATCGCAATGCGCGGCGTCGCCTGGCACCACACCGCCACCAACCGCGCCCGCTTCAACGGCAACGACGCGCCCACCCTCCAGATGTGCATCGATGGGCGCCCCGACGTCGCCGGACCTCTGTGTAACATCGTCTTCGGCCGCAACGGCACCGTCTACCTTGTGGCCGCCGGCCTCGCCAACCATGCCGGCGCAGGGTCCGCCGCGGGAATCCCCACCGACATGGGGAACTACTACCTGCTCGGAATCGAGATGGAATCCTCAGGCATCGCGCCGTGGGACTGGACCGAAGACCAGATCCGCGTCGCGCCCTACCTCGGTGCTGCGATCGAGCGGGCGTACCTGCGTAGCCTGCCCGAGGAACAGCGCCTCCAGATCGCCCACTACGAGTACTCATCTCAGGGCAAGATCGATCCTGCCGGCTGGCCGGGCGGCATGGACGGCCTGCGTGCCTCGATCAATTCACTCCTCTACGGCGATGCCGCCGCCGCGGACCCGATGCCTGTTGCGGTACCCGTCCCGGTCCCCGTCACGCCGAACACCCCGGCACCGTCCGGGCGAATCCCCTACTGCACCGTTGACCCGGGCGACACCCTCGCGGGCATCGCACAGCAGTTCAGCGTCCCACTGGACACGATCCTGGCCTACAACCCCGGCCTCAACCCGGACGTCATCCACCCGGGCCAGGTCATCTACCTGCTGGATCACTGCTTCGTTGACCCGGGCGACACCCTGGCCGGGATCGCGGACCAGTTCAAGATCCCACTGGATCGGATCATCGCGCTCAACCCGGGCATCGACCCGAACGTGATCCACCCCGGCCAAGCCATCTTCCTGCAGTGAGGTTCCTACAGGCGGCGGCCGCCGTCCTCGTGGTGGCCGCCGCCTGCCTGGCCTACTACGTCCACACCATCGTCAGCGCGGCAGTGAACGTGCTGAGCATCGTCCAAGGAGCAAAGTAATGGCAGACCACCTCGCCACCCAGGAGCGCAACCCGCGCTCCGCCGTCGCCCGCACCATTCTCGCCGCAGCTGTCGGGCTCTTCCCGCTTCTCAACGGCATCCTCGCGATGACCATCGAGCTGCTGGAACCATACCGGCTGCACCTGCCCGACTGGATCTTCTTGGCCCTCAACGGCACGCTCGTGGCCGCCACGTTGCTGGCAGCCTGGGTGACACGCATACTCGCGATCCCGGGCGTCAACAACTGGCTACGCAAATACCGAATCCTCCGCTGGTTCACTCCGGAAGACGCCAACAACAGCTAGACGTCTAAGCGCCCGTCCACTTCGGTGGGCGGGCACTTACGTCGTTAACATGGGTGCGTGGGAGGATCTGGAGTCGATGCGTCGGGCGGCCGCGATCTCTGCGGTGTCAGGACCAGCTTGTGAAGCGCATCATGGCCTTGATTCGCTCCTGCACGCCTTGGTTCTCCGCCATGGCCTCGTTCCACCGGTCAGCCCCATCGCAGATGTCCCAACAGAATCGGTGGACTTCCAGCTGAAGACGGTTTCCTAACAAGTTTCGATGGGTGGAATTTCCGTTCGGCATAGGGAGGGTGAAGTTGAAGGAGTCGATGGCTTGCCTGGCCTTCTGCTCAACGATGTCATCGCGCCCTTCGTGGAGGACAGCGCATCGGAGGGCGTAGCAATCTTCCCCGCTGAGAAATATGTGTTCTTCACGTTCTGGGCCAACAAAGCTTGTGTAGCCGGGGACTATGTAGGTGTTGCACCAAATCACATAGCGGGGCTGGGATTGCTTGATGTGCGGTGCTTCGAGCCGGCTGCAGATGTCGGGCAGGGTAAGCGCGAGACCCAGCGCGGCATACCAATTGGATTGTTGAACTGCCGTTCGCACAGATTCTGTAAGGTGCTGCAT